TTTGAAAATAATTTTGACATTTATTATCCTACTGTTATATCTTCCATACCAGCAGTGCGCAAACGAACAATGTGTCCCATCTGCCATTGCTTGGCTTCTAAACCTTTGAGAATACCCAACCAACGATTTCGCAGTAGTGCAACTTCATTAATTAAAATTTCAAAGTCGATGACTTCAGATTCGCCGTCAACATATTTTTCAGCGTCACGACTTGTCAGTGCTCTATTATACGCTTCTAAATATTTTTGAAAATGTTTTCGGCGAATTTGCCTTAATTTAATGTTGAGATAGTTTAGTACCGCTTCTATTTCTTGTAGTTGATTAAATCTATGTTCGGTAACACCGGGTAAATTGGCAATGTTCTTTTCAACATTGCCATAGATTTTTACCTCTTTTTTAGCTTCCACTAGTTCCGATTCATAGTACGTAATAAAATCAGGTATCGCAGATAGATCCTGCGATATTTTAGTGTACCAGTTCATTCATCACCATTCATCATCTTCATCATCGTATTCTTCGTATTCTTCTTCGACTTCATGTTGTTCTCTATAAAACTTTAATGCACCACCGATATCTTTATCGCCCCTAAAAGCTTCTTTGATATCATCTGCGTCATGACCGCTATCAATTAAAAGATTGACGAGGGTGTCGGCAGCATCTTTGCGTTCATTAAAATCTATATGAGTTTTTAGGGCATCCCATACCTCAGCTACGAAATTCACACTCATTCTGTATCTTCCTCTCCTGTGTTAGATACAGTACTTATCATTGATTTTGTTTTTTCAGCATACTCAAACATAACTTTGTCTAAGCAACCATCAGTGTTTGCTTCCCATGCCTTACGAAACTTCTTAATGATTTCTCCATCAAGTGTGGTATAGACTAGGCTGTTGCCTTCTTTCTTAACCATTTCTGCTTTTTCAATCATATCAAGCATACCTGAGTATGGACTCATGCCTGTTTCGTACGGAATCTTAACCTGCACTGATTCAAAAGGTTTAGCATAACGAGTTTTCATGATTTTACATGCGGCACGAATACCGCGTACATCACTAATCTTGTTACCATCTTCGTCTTCTTTTAGTTTTAATTTCTTCATAGCAACTAGAATACTAGATGCATAGACGAAACCTTGACCACCTGATACTTTGTCATCAGGATCGAACATATCTTGACTAGCATAAGTGTGATTAGTAGCAACCATACCGATACCTAAATTACCAAACATGTTAACACAGTTACGAACGAGTGCGGCAAGTGCTTTAGGCTTACGACCCATGTCACCCTTCATATCACCTGCTTCAAACTGATTAACGTCAGTAGGTGTTAGCAACATGCCTAGACTGTCAACAACAAACAAGACCTTAGGTCTATCTGATTCAGGCAGTGCTTTGTATCCCTTTACGAATTCACTGATAGTTCTAGCTACGTCATCAATCATTGCCATGTTAAGCTTTAAAAGTTTGTCTTCGCTAGTATCAACGCCGAGATCATGCAACCACTTTTCATCCAAAGCGTTTTCACTGTCAACAAGAACAACATAGATACCTTGTTGTTGTGCGTGACGGACTAAGTTACCTGAACAGATGAATGATTTGCCTGATCCTGATTCGCCGGCAAATACTGTAACTTTACCTAAGGGTACACCTTTATTGAAGTCACCGCTGATAAGATAGTTCAAGGCATAATTGCCTGTACTAATCCAATCTGTCGGGTCATTGAAGCCGATACTAAGTCCTTCAATAGACTTTGTAATGTCTTTGCGAAATTTACTAATGTCAAAAGGTTTTCCCATATCAGTTATCTAACTCCATAGTATTCCACTCTTTAACTATTGCAAAAAGTTCTTCTTCTGTATTACACATTACTTTTGAAGTTTTCCAATCGTTTTCTTTATCACGCCCGGACGCTTCAATCATCCAACCGTTGTCATAACGGTTGATAGTAATGCTTTCATTTACTTTAGCTAACTTATTCAATTTTTTCATTTTATTCTCCTATTACTTTTTGTGAGGTGCTCATATACATTCTATCAGAAAATGATATTTTGTCAAGAAACTCTGGACAATTATCCGCAATTTTTTCCAATTCGTAATCACTTGGATAGTGTCTAAGAACACTCCTTGCTCTATCTCTTACTAATGAAGGGACTCTGGGTGTGCGGCCCGGATCACATAGTTCTTCTAATAGTTTTTTACCTTGCTTGAGGGCCCGGTAGCGTTCATCTGGTAGGGTCATTTTATTCTCCTTCGGAAAGGGGAGCTTAAACTCCCCTTATTCCATTAAGACTTGTTTTGTCTTGCACGGATCATTGCTAGAATGTCCTGTGCTTTGTCACTAGATGCGGCTTTTGGCACTTCTACGGGTTGTGTAGCCGATGCGCTATCGTCATCCCAAGGTGCAGTAGAAGTTTCTGCTACGGGAGTTGCTACGGGTGCGCTGGTTCCAGCAGACGCAGAAGGTTTAGCCGTAGCTCCTGCAGGAGCTTCAAGACCGTATGGACGATAGTATGCACCCCAACGCTCATTATCATACGGTTGTCCATCAACTGATGCTTCAAACATTTCTTTGATAATACGCAGTTCAGCTTCGCCTGGCTTCTTAGGCAAGAAGTCGGCTAAGTTAAACAAACCATGTGCTTCAATAGCGGCTTGTTCTGCTTCTGTAAGAGGAGATTCTTTACGTGCCCAGTTACTTGTTGAGTAATCTGCATAGCCACCTTTGCTTGTTTTCTTGATGTTGAAATCAAGACCACGCATATAATCAGTTGGCAATTCCTCAATCTCAGGATCCATTAGACCTGCCTTAACGATTGGAATAATTTGCGGACTGATGATAAATCTACGAACAGGATTCGCAGGAGTCTTATCATCACCTAGTGGGTTTTGACGAACAAAACCTTGGAACAAATAACTACGCTTCTTCCAGTATTTGTTTGCCATTTCTTTTAATGTTTCGTCTTTGTACCAAGGACGAACTTCTGCCAAGATAGGACAGTTGTCACCATACATTTCTACGCATGGTACTTGTACTTCAATACGCTTAACGTTAGAATCACCTTTAACGCCATTGAATGGAAGTTTGATAATTTGCTTCTCAACCCAGAAGAAATCATTCTTTGAATTACCATCTGGCAAGAAACGAATACTAGCAGTAGTGCCTTCGTCCATGTTCCAGTGGGGGTAGATTGAGTTATCTGATTGGGTGTTAGAACCCTTGTTGCCTGACTTGTTTTCTTGTGCCGCGATACGAGCACGAATTTCTGCTAATGATGCCATGATATTTTCCTTAATAAAATTGAGATGGTCTCTTTTAATATTCGTCACTACCTATTAGTGACTAACACAAGTGTAAGTATAGCAAATGCTTTCATCTGTGTCAAGTATATTTATGCCAGATGTGGTAAACCTCACCTTTTAAGTGAGGTTTATTTACCCTTTTATCTGTTAACAATTCTCATCATTGCAGCCAAGTCTTCTTGTCCTTCTCCAACTAAGTCACCTACTGTTGCTGGTTTGTTTGCTTTAGGACCTTTGTTACGCCATTGCCCAGCTTCACCTGTTGCAAAATCACCTGCGAATTGTCCATCTTCTGTAACAGGTTCTTCTTTACTGCTATACTCAGCACGGATGTTTTGCATTGTCTTTTCGCTAGCATCGTCTTGTCCAGCTTTGCGCAGTGCATCCATACCATCTTTACCGTACTTCTTGTCACCTATGTATGCTTGTAACGCACTTTCATCAACTTCTTCACCGGCTCTGAATCTCTTAACCATTGCTTTAAGTGCTTCAAGTTTGTCATCAGGTACATCCATATAATGGTCGTGTCCCATTTTCTTTGATGCTTTTCCTAATGCAGTGAAGTGATCCATTTTACCATTATCTTGTTTTGGTTCACTTCTCAATGAACTGTCGGCTTGACCCATGTCAACTTCATCAGTACGCTTCTCAACATCAGATTGTGCCATACTTGGCTTACCGTGATTAGGTCCACGAACTCCTGCTTTCTTTTGCAAGTCTTTTAGTAAATCTTCATCACTACCGTGACCTAGTTTGTCTAACACTTTACCGCCGACTTTCTTAACTGTATCCAAGATACCTTCTTCTACACCGTGTTGACTCTCTCCTATTTCAAGTTCGCCACGAGAAGCCATTCGGTTTTGTAATTTATCAAGTTTGCCTGCCTGTAGCATACTATCAAATTGTGGCAGCATTTGAGCAAGAGCCCCGGTGTCCATTTCGATATCAAATTCGTCTTCTAGCTTCTCTTGCCAATTTCTTATTCTTTCATTCTCTGGTGTTCCAGTAGGAGCCATGACTATTGCTTTTAGATATGCCATTGCTAAATCTGTTTTGCTCGGTTTACCTTCCTGCACTAATTCGTCTTCTTCTGGAATTCCAACTGGATTCAACGCTTGTTGTCCACCGTCATTCTCATCCAAATCAAATGCATCTAGTCTAGACTTCTCTGTTGTTTGATTGTGAGCTAATGTCTCTGCACCAGGAGACTCTATTAAACTGTCAGCCCATTCTGCTAACTCGCTTACTTCTTTCATCTCACCTAAATTCTTGCTCAATTTATTTAGAATAGGAATAACAGATTCAATTCTAGGATCAAGTGTTTCCTGTACAAATAACTCATTTAAGTTATTCTGATCATCGCCTTCATTTTCCATTAGTGCAGGAGTCCATGATTCAAAATATGTATTGTATCCGCGACTACCACGTAACTTGCTTAATGATTCACGTAGACCTTGGTAATGATTTAACCCTTCATTAACTAATCTCTGTGCTGACTCATTGAATTGATTACTACGAACTGCACGAACGAATCCTGCCATCTTTGAATATTCTTCGCACAATGACTTTAAGTGATTCCAACGATCATCATTAGGAACACCGCCCTCTGCTAAATGTCGTGCATATACTTGTGCAAGACCAGGCTTGTTTGTAGGAGAAAGAAATCTTTCACCTTCTGCATTTTCTAAGAAAATCTTAGAAACATTACGATATCTCTGCTCACCTTCTTGAATTTGGCGAGAATGTTGTAGGATAATCTTTACAGTCGGTACTGCATCGCTGTAACTTGCTGTCTTACCCATTGGGTAATATCCCTCTGCGATTTGTTCTTTCTTCTTCATATATGTCCTTTGTGCCATGTCACTATCAATTTTTTCTTTGGATTCTAGTTTAAAGCTCAACTGCCGAGCATGAGCCCACTTTTTTAAATGTTTTAATAATCCGTACCAACTATCATCAA